TATTTATATAAGTTTATATAAGAAAAGGGGCAAAATGCCCCAATCCTTTGCTCTTGAATAACCACAAACAAAAGCAACATTATTTATTAACGATTTCTATATTGAATATTATCTTTAATAGTGTTGTAGTCTGAACTGTGCCCAGAAAGCAAGCTGTCGTCAACCATCATAACCTCATCAAACCCAGTCTTCTCAATGATCTTGGTCTTGATATCCAGTTGCTTCTTTTCCTTCTGGATACGTCTCAGAAAAGCATAGTGAATAATTTGAGTAAAATATGCAAAAGGATTCTTTGACTTCTCTGGGTCAAAGTTATGAATATATTGAACACAATTTTCAATGCCGTCAGAAATCATATCCTCACGGAACATGTAGTTAACAAAGTTGGGTTTGTAAGAGAGGTGTGTTGCAATCTTTAAAAAACACTCACCAAGATAATTTGGAATTGGTGGTTTACCCTCCCACTGCTTTCCTCTTTCCTGTTTTGGTTGTTCGGTGAGATCTCTATTAAAAACCTTTTTATATGATACTTCCACCCGTGCACGGTAGTTAATCATTGCCTCCAACAACTCTTTGTTATTAACATAATGTTCTGATTTCTTCTTGGGCATAATTCATTACTCTTAAGTATTATAAGTTGTTTTTATTATAACACATTTTTTAAAGGCTTGACAACATGATGAATTATGAGTAGACTACCTTTGTTAGGTTTGAAGATGAGGTTTTAGCTTTCTTTAGTATCTTCAAGTTTAAAAATATTTTCTAATGTTTTTCTTGCTTCTTCTACTGAAGAAATATACCCCATTTTTCTTGATGGTTTAATCTTACCAGAAGATTTTTCAATAGAAGGTTCTGAAGGACTGTATAAATCCAAATCACTATCATCTTCAAGATAACTATTGTAAATCTCAATCAATCTTTCTTCTTTAGTTTCTGTCATTGTCATAATTTTATCAGGTTTTATGATAAAGAAATCATCAGAAGACATTTCTATCCATGATTTAACTTTAATGTGCATTCCATGAGGACTATGAAGAACTTTCATAGTAATTGGATTTTGCAAAACAACTAAAGGATCACCATCGTTTTCATCGATAGAAATGAGAGATAATATCTCTTCACCAGATGTAAGTTTTAATATTGCGTAAAATTCATCTCCCATATTAGTTCTTAAGTGGTATGTTTACTATATCGTAGTTAAAGTTTTCTTCATTATAAACTTTAATTCTTTCTATTAAATGATTAAGGGTATAATTTCTCCTGGATTTGTAGGATATATCGTCAGCGATATCATATAAAGTTGCTTTTGTTTTGTTATTCCCTTTTCTGAGTACTCTGCCGATACTTTGCAGGTTACGTATTCTGGATTTAGAAGGAGAAGCAAAAATAACATTATGAAGATTTTTAATGTTAATTCCTGTACTAAATGTTCCGTATGAAGCAACAATGATTGCGTTGTTTTCTTTTTCCGTAATCTCTCTTACTTTTTCACGATCTTCAGTTGCCACTCCACCATGAACAAAGAATACATGACGATCTTCTACACTACGATTATTTATTAAATCGAATAATGGTTGCCCATGACCTTCGACTCTGGAAAATAAAATAAGAGTATTACCCTTAAGATCGAGAGCAAGATTTCTTATGAATTTATTTCGACGTTCATGGTTAATAATATATTGAACTTCATCCTCAAAAGTTTCAAATTTATGCGCTGGGTGCTTCAGTAGAAGCACATTAATATCTAATTGGGCAACATGACCTTTAGCCATGAGTTCTTTAGTTTTAATAATCTTATATGATGGGCCAAACAATCCTTCTAAAACCCATTTGTGTGTTTGTGTTCCATCCAATGTACCAGTAAATCCATAACGATACTTTGCATCAGCAAGTTTTGTCATTATAGATATTAAAGACTTTGATTTGAACTGGTGTGCTTCATCTCCAACGACCACATTAAATCTTGAAAAGTATTTGCGGGGTAGTTTGTAGATGGACTGCCAGGTGGTGATAATCACCTGAGAATCGGTCTCTCTTTCACGTCCCGCATAAATCTTGTGGCAAAATGAACCTACGTCCCAACCATAGTCTGCAAAGTCTTTATACATCTGTTCTACTAGGGAAGTCGTCGGAACGACTATCAGAATATTTCGTCCTTTCTCAACGTGATATCTCACAACAGAATATATCATCAGAGACTTTCCAGAGGCAGTTGGGGATATCAACAACCTTCTATTATGTTTTAGGGCGTCGTATACTCCCTCTACTTGGTAGTCCCGTGGAGAATACTTAGATATAACAGTCATATAATCTTTCACACCTTCCTTTGAGATGAGATTATTAGACTCATATGGAAGACCATAAAACTTATTATCTACGAACTCATAAGTATATCCATGATTATCACAAAACTGTGTAACTTTATCCAATAACCCAACATAGATTTCTCCCGTTTGAGTATTAAATAAACGAATTTTTCCATCCCAGTATTTACTACGATACTGAGGCATAAATTTTGCACCCGGCACTTCAAAGGTAAATTGATCTGCTAACTCGTAGTAGATATGTGGTTCTGCCTTTACCTGAAGAAATACTTCGTTCTTTTTAGAAATAATCAAATGAGACATAATCCATAGGATTCACCTATGAGTATTTAGTTCATATGTTCAAATCGATACTCTAAAAGAAGTCTATAAAAATTATCTCTCATAGCAATTAAATCTTGTTGCTCATTAGGATCTCCGCCAGACCACTTCTCAACTGCCTGACGTAAACCCTCATGTATCATCATTATTCCTCTATAGTTTAATTCTATTGAGTAATAAATGTCTTCGTCCATTAGTTAAACCCTGCTTGGAATCTGTGCCACTCGATTGCATTTTTAATTTGAAAAGTTCTGTTGGAAATATTTTTAATAACTTCTTCAAGAAATTTTAACATTACATCATAATAACGAATTTTAAGGTCAATAGTATTTAATTTTTCGTCGGCATCCAAATATCTTTGCAATGCCTCTTTATCTCTAACTTTATATGGAAAAGGATTTTCTACATAGACTTCTGCCGATGCTTTTCCTGTGTAGTAATTATATCTTTCCAGTCTGACTTTATTATAAGTTTCTCTTGCCTTCTCTCTCAACAATGTAATGGTATTATACACTGTATAATACTTTGAGTGAAGTTGTGGAATTTTGAGTGATTCATCATGTAGATTATCAGGGTCGATCTGGGAATCTTTTTCCCACATCTCCTGAATTTGATCAAGGTTCATAAACGGGTTCTATTATTTGGAGCAAATATATTGTAGATAGTATACTTGAAAGAGACCTCTGCTGTAAAGTAGTTTGTATCATTTTCTGATGCTTCAAATTCAAGAGAAGATAATGTTACGGGAAATAGACTTTCAAATCTAACAATAGCTACGTCTCTAAAATTACTGTTTAGAATGTGAAGGCTACCATCACTAAATTGTTCTTGTATATCTCTTTGACCTTCATCATTTTCTAATAGTTCTTTAAAATTTTGTGTTGTTTCGGGATATCCAAGACCCCTCATCCAATTATGAATTGCCATATAATTTTCAAGATTTTCATCTACCAAAAATCTTAAAGAAAAATCACCATAACTTAACTTATCTCCAGGAATATCAATATCTTTAAGATATGATGGTTGAGTAGCAGTTCCTAAAGAAATTTCTGGTATTCTTGCAGAGTTGCAAAAAAAAGTTACCTTTGGTTCTTTTGTTAAAGTAAATTTAAAACCAACAGGAGATAAAAAATTTCTATTATCTATCTGCCCATCAAATGCAGTTGCCATTTGTTTTTATTTGTATTTAGATAAAAAAAGAGGGTTCCGAAGAACCCTCTGAAAAAATATGTGAACCGTGATCACATGAGGTTGGTGACCTTGACTCTTCTGTAGTAGCGGTTGTCGTTGGTACGGAGACCACCAGTGTTTGCTCCACCAGCAGCACTTGCAAATGGGTTTGCAGCCATACCATAACGAGTCTTAAATCCAATTTTTGGTTGGAAGGTGTTCTCACCAACGGCACGAACCATCTGAAGAGGAACGTATGGGCAATAGAACAGACCTGCGTCATAAGGTGAAGAACCCTTATAACCAGCAACGTAGTACTGGGAAGCAGCAGAGTTTGCAGAATAAGGATCGATGTATACACGATACTTACCGGCAAGAATACCTGCAAAGGTATTACCAGTATCATCAACGTTGAGGTTTGCATTGAGTGCAGGGGTGTAATCAAGAACTCCTGCCATGGTGAGTGCCGAAGCAACATCAGCAGAGCAGAGGATCATGTTGCCCTTTCCTCTACGAGTTCTCTGTGCGATTGCGTTCGCATCACGTTCGATTTGGAAAATCAGACCCTTGAACTTCTCAACAGACCAACGACCGTTGGAGTCAACGTCGAGGTCAAAAGTACCGGCAGTAGCAACATTTGCTTGTGCA